GGGCTCTATCTCACCTATAAGCTCAACACCCTCACCTTGCAGGAGGGCCTGAACTTCAATCTCTGTCAACCCCTCGTATTCTTCTCTAACTTTGGAATGGTCCTTATCCCACCAGGCCTTAACAATGCCATTCTTCTGTAACAGACCATCCGTAATCCATTGGTACAGAATCTTAAACCCTTCGTTCTTACGGGTGAAGAGGTAGTTTATGTAGTCTGTCTCTTGCTGGGCTGCCTCAGTGTCGTCGCTATTCTCTGGCTCAAAGCGGGCTGTCTCTCCACCGTCAGAAAAGAGCTTCATCAACTCAGGCTTTATCCATTCCACGGTGTCCATGACATCACGACTGACGAAGTTAGAATTACCATCTTCTTCATTGCCGAAGGGCATCCCGTAATAATATTCCATAGCGTTCTCACGCTGCTGGCTTAGCTTCGTAGAGCCATCATTCTCCCACATCTCCACTTGATGGTCTACGGCTGTTACAATCGTTTCTTCTTGTTCGTCAGTGTATTTCATGTATTTCCAATTAGACCAGGAAGGTGGAGGTGCCGTAGTCTAGCTTCTGTGAGAAGGCTAGTGGGCTGGCAAAGGATGTGGGAACTTCTGCGAATCTTTGGCTTTGAAAGGCATACCTGAGGGCTGACATCACATCATCCTTAATAGGTACAATCTTTCCATCCTCCCTGTGATAGTATTTGTATTCTTCTACGAAATTAAGGCATGTTGTAAAAGCTTTAAGCGTCCCTTGCTGGAAGGCCTCGTGCATAGCATTAATCCCAGGCTCCACCTTATAGTTCCCCTTCCCTGCTTCCCCTAAGGATAGGGGGTTTAGGAAGTGGGTGTGGTGCATCAAAACCCCGTGATTCCTATATTGGTCTGCGAGGGTTACGCCACTACCTTTCTCGTGCTGATAGCCATCGTGGGGCCATATAACGGGGGAGATGGGCCTACCTGATATAGCCCCAGCGTGTATAGCGGCTGTAGCCTTGTTCTGGCTATAATCATCAACAAGGTAGACATTGCCGGTGTTCGGATCTATTCTAAGCCAAACCAGAGCTGTCGGGTGTTCCCAACCAAAATCCAATCCCACCACTTGAGGCCAATATTCCGGAATCTCAAAGGGTTCAATCAACACTTGCTCTACGGGCACCATGAACACAGGGCCGGAACCAAATAGTGGAATCCCTTTAGACCTCATCTCCCGTTCGTGCTCACCGTATACAGCTAGGAGCTGGGTTTTAATCTTCTCTGACAGGTGTGGTGCATCTTCCCATGTAGCCTGTAAAAGCCGCTGCCCAGGCTTGATGTCATTCATAAACTGATGGACCACGGGGGTCATACCATCTTCTGGCGTAAAGGTCATCGTAACCCTACCGCCAGTGTTTGCTGTTCGTGTCACACACTGTGTAAACAAGCCATCAGGGGGTTGTTCATCCAGCCATATCTCATGCATGGATGTCCCCATAAACTTACTCTCACCCTGCTCAAAGGCCTTGAAGGTGAGGCGGGAATACCCATCAAACACACCGTCTGTGTGGTGACGAATAAGGACGTTCTGGACAGCATTGGGCACTTGGTGCTTACGGGTGCGTGTGTGTATGCAATCCTTGGGGATCATTCCAGAGCCCAATAGGCTAGGGTCTTCAGGGGGGCCCAGAAGCTCCCCTTGTACAATGTCCCTTGTGCTTTCGGAGCTTACACCAGCGGCCCAAGCGTTTATGGGCTCATCCCACTTCCACCCTTCCCACCAATCGGGGTAGAGGCCCGTGAGGTGGAAGGCTATGTTGGCTGCCCCTGTGTATGTCTTCCCTACACGGTTGGCGGCCATTAACAATGTCTGTGCGTGTTCTAGTGACGAGCCCAGGAGGGTGGCTTGCCACGGATATGGACTAAAGAGAGAGAGTTTGTTGAATGTCTCTCTGTCTTTCTTAATCTCTAGGAGTTGTTCCAACTCTTCCAGCTTATTTAGCTGTTGACCACGGCTAAGCATCTATAGCCTCTGGCGCGTCCACGGTGGCCACTACCCTATCTTCCCCTGTCACATCCTTCAACCCCAACTCAGCCGACACAGCATCAATCCTGGCTTGCAAGTCGTCCATCCCTAATGCTTCATGCTTGTGTTGAATCACATGCTCCACAGGGGCGTCGGGGAGGGCTGTAGCCTTAAGGTCTTTGGCAGCGTTTAGCTTAACTGTCTCGTTGGTGGCCCCTTTCAGCCAAATCCCTAATAACCTTAAGGGCCAATATCCCAACTTCTACGCTTTTAACGTAGTCCGTCAGAGCAGATTTGTAATATGGGGCTAGGTCACGGAGCATCCGGAGGGCTGTATTCCTATTCTCCTTATACCCTGCTTCCGCCAAAGCTATCATAGGGTCGCCACTCTTCACATATTCCAAGATGAACTTACGCTTCTTGGGCGGAAGTGTGTTGAACGGTTGAGGGACGTCACATAGGGCTGGAACAGCCACTAATCAACATCCTTATCCGTGCGCCTCACCTCTTGATCGTAGTTGGCGTTAGCTAGGCCAGCCAGGGTGGGCTTACGATTAGCAAAGGAGGTTACGACACCCTCGGGGAGGACATCGGGCATAGGCCAATCCAAATTAACCTCCACCACTAGATTCCCCTCACCCACGTATTTCAGCCGCTTGGCTGCTTGGGCACGTAGATAGGGCACTGACGGTGCACGCCTGCCTTTCTCGTCGTATTGGGCCACTTTGGTGCCATTGTCGTAGACACAGGCTGTACCGGACATTGGCTTAGATGAGAAGGCTAGCACAACTTCGTTTAGTGCGTTACGTGCCGCTTCAATCTCTAGGGCGGCCTTTGTATCAGCCAACTCTTTCTTCAGGGCTGCGGATTCGTCTTTCTTTGGTTTAGGGTCGGTCATACTTTATGTCTCACTCTGTGTGGGCGTTTATGTTTTATGTCTTATTATTGGATGCTACGGTGCTTCTGGAATCAACACCTCTCTATAGCTATAGTCTGTATCTTCAACACCATTGGCCGTTAGGTTAATAGCCCCTTTGTCTGTACCAGGGCCCATAGAGGTGAAAGTCCAATAGTTGGATATGTCTGACTGTAAGCCAGCCGACAGCTCACTAAGCTGATATTCAGAACTAACAAATTCTGCTGCGTCTGTGTCGTCGAAGACGTAGGCGTTGGCTATAACGATGGCTGAGATGTTAGAGCCACAAAGGCCGAAGAACGGGGCTGCTGTCTGCCCTGCGGCCTCTTGACCAAATGTAATGAGGGTGGGCTGAGAAGAAGCAAATGTAGCTGATGTCCCTGTGTTTGTCTTTGTGCCGTTAATCCAAGCATCGAATGTGCCAGCGCTAGAGTCGAAGGCGAAGATGAGCCAGCCATCAGGACGCCAGGGGGTGGGCACATCTTGGGCCATATCCACTGGGGGCTTCATCCTCCCCCAATTACTATCCCCACCACTGTCCAAACCAGACCAGCAACTAACCCCACCGGACGTAATGTCTGAGCAGAATAGAGAGGCGTATTGGTCTTCGTTGAAGCAACAATCCGATAGGCGGACAGCTATGGACCAATCGGCCCCATCGGTTAGGAAGCCCGTGGGAGCGCCACTAAGCGTCAAGTATGTCCCCTCGGTGCCGGTTTCGTCTGAGGAGTTGAACGGGTTGAAGGCCCATGTTGTTGTTACAAGGGCACCAGAGATTGTAACGGTGGCTCCATTCTCAACTATCTCTACACCAGCACCAGCTACTAAAGTTTTTGCTACCATGTTATAGGTCCACTGTTACGGTTGACAGGTCTTCTGTGAGGGTTACGAACTCTTCGGAGGCGTGAAGCTGATTGCCTGAGGGCTCGTCAGATCGTGTTATTGTCTTGCCATTGTACAAGAGGGTGGAATTGGACGGGGCGTTGATGATTGTTGGGCTGATTTCCGTCACCCTAATCTTCAAGGGGGTTTGGAAAGCATCAGCTATCTGACAAGCACTAATCCACTCAGTGGCTCCATTGGGCCCTACAGACACATAACGTCCAATAGTCTGCCTCACCATAACCCATGTAGTGTCTCCACCCACCCACTCCCATAGGAAGCCGGAGGTGCCAAAGAGGTCGTCGTCGCCAATAATGAGCAAATCATCATTGTTGTCAACGGCTGTTAGGACAAAGCTATCACCCACTTCGTCTGGGATGAAGGAGCCAAAGAACCCCATCAAATACCCCCACTCCCCTGTACCAGCTTCTTCTGGGGCTAGGTCGTGTAATGAGCTGGGGATGGCTTCGCCTGATGTACTAACACCTGTAAGGCCCAAACCTAATTCAAGGGAGAGGGGCATTAATAGAGGGCTATGATGGAAGTGGCCGTAGTGTCTGTGGCACGTAGGCGCTTAATGCGTATTGGGAGGATTGTGCCAGTGGGGACAGCCAGGAAGAGGACGGGTAGGATTGGGTCTGGCCCGCCATCCATAGCCACAGAGATGTCTCCACCACCCCCAACATACAAAGCACGGGTGACTACATCAAGATTGGTTACGTTGTCTGGTGTCAACTCTTCGGCACTACGTGCGGGGCTCTCCCAGTTGGAAGCATGCTTTATGGGTTGTGTGGGCATAGGTGTGGCCTTCTTAATGTAGAACGGGTTGGTTTGGCCTTATTAAGCCCTTGGGGCTTTCGGCCGTTGTTAGTCTTTTTAACGGGTGGAAAGATGTAAGGGGGTAATTGGTTAGGTCTTAAGGGGCAACCTGTATCCCTCCTTTCTTCCCCTTTATTTCCCTTCGTAGGGATGAATGGATGGAGGGGGTTTTTCTTGGGGCCGGTGTTTGGCTTTAGCTTCAGTTTGTCTTAAACCCTGCCTACCCGTTGTTTGTCTTGACTACCTTTGTGTCTAACTCTATAGTATACTATTATTATATCATACTTTTGGTCAAAAAGCAATAGTTTAGCCTAAATTAGACCAACTAATTACATTCTAATTCACCGTTAAGCTAGATCTGGCCAGTTAAGACCCATAGTGCCCGAAATCCTAAGAGGTGTCAAGCCCTAAGGCCCTT